CCTTGCAGCGTCTCCGTGTCCGGCTTGCCCCCGCCAAAGGCGGACGACGCCGCGCCGACAAGCGCGCCCGCGGCCGCGCCGATGAGAGTACCGAAGCCGGGGAAGATATCGGTGCCGATCTCGGCATCAGTCTCGGCGGCTACCGCCGTAATGCCGGCGCCTATACCAATGCCTGCCTCGGCGCCAAGGGCCGTATCGGTGCCGGTCGCGCCTGATTGATAATTCTTCGCGAAGTTGTAGACGCCGAGCCCTGCACCGAGCACCCCGGACGCCGCCCCCAGCGCGCCAGATAGCCCCGTATCGCCGGCCAGATTCGCGACATTCTGCCCCGCGCGTAGAGCGCCGGACGCGGCCGTTAAGTCCCCCTGTGTGCCGCCCTGCTGGATGCCCTGGTAGAGGCCCAGCACGCCGCCGGCCGCACCCAGCGCGCTGCTGTTGGTCGCCTGATTACCGAGCGCGCCGGTCTTATTCGCGAGGCCCGCGAGCGTCAGCGCGCCGCCGGCCTGTCCTACGGCATTGCCGGAGGTCAGCCCATTGATCGCGCCATAGACGGAACCGGCGCTGGACAAGTTGCCCAGGATGCCGGTGCTGTTCGGACTCGTGCTAGCTGTCGTTGGTGCGCCACCGGAGGTGTTAGCCCCGGCCGATGACGCCCCTAGAAATTCGACGAGCTGTCTACAACTCCGGTGACGCCGCCAGTGTCAAAGTTAACCGTCGGGTCATTTACACCGTTCCCCGTATAGATGTTATTGTACGACCCTTGGCTGAACGGATTACTCAGGTTCCCGACAGCGTTGTCGTACGTCACTCCCGCTAGCGGGTTATTGATACTAGAGTCGAGGTTATTCTGTGTAACCGCGCCCGTCGTCGGGTCAACCGAATACCCGCTCTGGAAGTTGCTGTTGTTCGTGCCGCCGTACAGGTTCGTATTGAACCCGTTGCCCAAGTTCAGACCCGTGCTGCCGCTGTTACTGTTCGAGCCGCTGCCCGAGAACAGATTGCCGATGGCGCTGGCGCCGCTGCTGAGCAGACTCCCGATGCCGCTGGCGGCGCTGCTGAGAACGCCGGAGCTGTTGAGCCCGCTGAGCAGGGAGCTGACGTTGTTGCTGACGCCGCTTACGCCCGCGCCTTGCGCGACGCCCGAGTTCTGCTGCAGCTGGCTCGTGTTCTCGCCGGTCTGCAGGTTGGCGTTCGCAACCGTCGAGTTCGCCTGCGAGCCAAGGCCCGCGGTCTGAAGCAGGTTGGAGACGTAGTTGTTGTAGTTCTGCGAGGCGAGCCCCGCCACCGTCTGGCCGACATTGGTGAGCGTGTTCGGCGTGTACGCGTTGCCGTTAGCCGCGGCGGCGGACTCCGCTGCCGTGGTGCCCTGCTGAACCGCGAACTGATACCCTGGAGTGTTCTCGAACGTTGACGGGTCGACCGTCTGCCCGTTCAATCCCAGCGCCTTCTGTAACTGGGTGTCGGCGCTATTACCCGTCGCCAGCTGAGTCGCGTACAGGGAATTGATATTCCCCATCGTGTTCTGCTGGGTCGTGATGCCGGCGTTGATGCCCTGAGTGATGTCCTCCGCGGAGTTCTGCGCGCCGTAGGACGACGCCCCAGTCTGCAGCACACTGCCGAGCAAGGAATCCAACGAACCGCTACCGACGGCCGAATTCGACGTGCCGTTGGTAGATCCGGCTGGATTGGCTACGGCGGTATTGCCCCCAATCGCGGTGATACCCATGTGTTCTTATTTTCCGGTCAACGAATCACGGTCGGCATAGCACTGCTGCAGTGCTGCGTCATCCTGGCGCAGGGCGTCAGCTAGTTCGAGGGCGAGGTCTGCAGGTACTTTTCCCAGTCCTGCAGCGCCTTGATTCCCGCCACCGGCGGTCGCGGTTGCGGGGCTGGCACTACCCACTGCGGCGTCGGCACGGTCACCACCTGCGGCACGCTGCTGCAGGCGCTTAAGATCAGCGCTGTGAGCAGTGTCATTGTCTTGAATTGCTTTCGCATAGTTCTCTCCTACCGTCACCAAGGCCGCAGAGTAGTCCGCGGTGAGTTTGTCGTTCGCGGCCTTCGCAGCGGCCTGCGCCTTTACGCTTGCGGCCTGGACGGCGGCGATCTCGTGCGCGGCGCCCTTGGCCTCAATGGCCCGGTACTCGTGAACGCCGAAGATCAGCGCCGCGATGGCCAGCGCGGCGTACACGTAGTCGCGGAACGGGATCAACTTAAGAAGTAGCGCGGGCATTGCCCCTCCAGGCGGTGACGATGTCAGCCGCGTGATGCCCGGCCAGAATGCCGAGTACGGTAAAGCCGTAGGCGTCCCCGTTGATCTTGCCCATATAACACAACCCGGTCGTGGTGGCGGTGAACAAGAGTGACAGGATCATCCGCTTCGTGAAAAGCGTCACGACGGGTACAGCCCGTTCAGGATATAGTTGGCCAACCGCGTCGAGCGTGTGGGGCCAACCTGCACCGCCCATTTACTGTCCAGTAAATCATCGTGCGCTGTTTTCCACTTCTGGGCGGCGAGCGCGGCCCGGCAATCGTGAAACCCGTACCAGTGCCCGTGCATGTTGAAGCTCAGCTCGATGATCGCGTTACGGCGGCAGGCGGAGTCGAGCGCGGGGTACTCCGGCAAAGAGGTGGCGAAGGTGATGGCGACCGCGATATCGTCGTCAAGGAACCGTAGCGCCTCATCTGCGGTGATGCTGTGCCCGGAATAGTCGGTGCCCAGCGGCAGTTTGTGCCCGTAGCCTACAGTCCAGAAACCTTCGGTGTCTTTGTACGCGGCGAGGTTGCACCCTTCCGCGTTCTTGATGTCCGACTCTAGCCGCGGATCAATGGTCATGATTACTTCCGAAGATTCTTCCAGATCGACACACCGCCCGCGGCGATAGCGACCACGACGCTGATCGCCTGAAGGTACGGTACCGAGTGCAGGAGGGCTGCCCCGAGCAGCGCGAACATCAGCGCGATTTTGGCGAAGACGTGGCCGTAGTCTTGGTGCATGTCAGATTTCCAAATCCGACGGCGGTGCGCGGAATTGTTCGTGGCCGGACGCCACATGATCGTTGTCGACGGGCGGCTGCGGAGGCGATCCGAATCCGGGGAACAGAACTCCCTGCGGGTTAGTGGGTGTTTCGGCCGCCTGGATCTCCATCTTCACCGCGGAGTACGCCTCACACCATGCGAGCGCCTCTTGGCCTTTCATCTCCGCGCGCTCAAGAAAGCCCGCGATGTTTTTTAGAACTGCGACTGCCAAAGTCATTTCAAATGCCTCACCTTATTCAAACCCAAACAGGTATGTACCCGGACCCGATGCCGTTGATGGCGATTCGCATCCACGTTACCGGGTTGGCGCTGACACCGGGGTAGTTAGACGCCGAGAAAAAGGGCAAACTGCTTCCCGTCGTACAGAAAGCGCTGTCTATAAACAGTGCCGTCGATGCCCCCGATGTCGCTTGTATACGCAGGCCGTAATTGGCTGCGTTGGCCGTAATCGTTAAAGGGATTCCAGAAGTCGGTGCCGGTACAGTTATGGCACCCGTCGGCCCAATGGAGATGCTGCCGGCGCTGTTCCCGAAGTACATGGGGGTAGTGCCCCCCGCGGCCAGCGCGAAGAACTCCCCGCTCGTCGGGCCGCCTTTCACCACTGCGGCCCCGGACCATGCGGACCCCGTCAGCCCTTCATTGACGTAGTGAGGAACATCGTTCCCCCAGAACGAAAACGTGGACCCCGTCGAGGTGGAATCAATTATGGCTATCGGTTGCGCGCCGCCGGTGACGTTGAATTGCAGACCGATCTGCGTGGCACCTACGGCTATATTAACGGGAGCTGTAAGTCCGATAGTCGGCTGTCCGCTAGATACATTTCCGCTAATCGTTACCCCGTTCAGCCCCTGCGCGTTGCGCACGTCGGCCCACTGCAGGAAGTTTGTGATGAACCGCCTGAACCACGCCGGATCCCAGTCTGTTGGGATGCTGTGGACGCCGCCTGAAGTCAACCCAGGCAGCGTGGGCAGCGTGATGGTCACCACTTACCTCCGAACAGATCCGCGCGGGTATCGACCGTGAACGTCGTAGTGAAGTTGGTCACCCGGAACTGCATCACGCGCGACCGACTCTGGCCCCGATTGAACCAGATAGCGCGGTTATCAACGTCGCCCTGAATACCAAGTGTCTCCGGGTCTCCGGCTGTCGTGAACGTTTGCCCGAAATCGTCGGACTCCAGCAAGTCGATGATCGGTGCGGTCAACTGCGTGGGGGCAGCGCCAGCGGTAACGATGGCCTCGACGCGTCTGATCGTGATTCGGTTGTTGCCGTCATATACCGGCTGACACGTCCAAGCGCACAAGACCGTAGAGGCCGCCGCGGTTGAACCCGCAAACTCACTCTGCACGTCAGGGTCGAGGTACCCGATCTGCCCGCTCTGCGCATCCCCGATAAGCTGCAGGCCGAACCCGTTGTACCAAGACAGCGCGCGCCACAGCCCGAACGACGAGGATTCCAGCTCGAACCATTCAGAGGTCAAGCAATCAAACACCAGCGTGCGCTGCGCGTTAGGAATCTGCAGGACGTAGAACGGGTGACCGTCCAACGTGGGAGTCAGCGCGTAGCAACCTTGAAGCTGTCCCGCCTTCTGCGCCTCGCGCAGGATCAACTCGACACCCGGCTGCGACACCCGCGTCGGTGTCTGCCCGGCGCGGCGGCGCACGGTCAGATCGTTCGCCACCCAGAACACCGACTGATCCTGCAAGGCGGTGGCGTAGGGTGCGGAGATGTGGCACCCGGTCGGGATGAAGGTGTCGGGGGCGGCGATGAACGGCGTACCGTTCTGCACGGCGGTGGTGACGAACCCTTCGGTCGTACGAGTGCCGAGCATGATCACTTCCCGGTGATCTACGCACATGCTGACGAACGGATCGGTCGCGAAAGAGCGCGTGAACGATGCCGCCGACGTGAACGTGATCTGGCCGCTGCCGGAGACCTGTCGTCCGTCGTCATTGAAAAATGTGTACGAGCCGATGCCGTTCGTGGTCGCGTTGCCGGCGCCTGCGGCCAGGAACACGATATACGTGTCAACGTACCAGCAGTCCGCGGCACCGAATGCCAAGAAGAACGTGCTGGTGAGCGCCAACCATCCGCCCCCTAGCGAATACGTGAAGCAGGTGGTTGTGTTTGGCACCAGCACCACAAGGCAGGCGCCGTTATCAGTCATGCGCACGAAGCCCGTACCCGGGATGCTTGACGTGCTGACCGCTGTCAGTACCCCGCTGTTCGCGACGCGGTAGAGCGTAGGTCCGATGACGGCGTACTGAACGCCGGCCATCTCCCACATGCCACGCACCTGATCAGACGCGGTCGACGTACCCGTGAACGTTGTGATGCCGGGCCAGCGGCGCAGGGCGAGCGGCTGCGGGGTCGGGCTGACCTCCTTCAAATCGCTCGCGGCGTCCTGGGCAAGGACTTCCGGGTAGCACCCGATCAACCGCTTGCAGCTGGCGCGAAGATCCGCCAGCTGGTAAGACGCGGTTGGGAGCGGGACGCCTGAACTCATCTAGATCCAGCCCGGACCGCCCCACGGGGAGCTTTGCGGACGCGACAGTTCGCCGAGGTCACTCGTGACATTCCGCAGCGAGCGCTTATTCAGCCGAGTAAACGCCAGCTTGATCTGGTTACCCAGGTTCGCCATATCCATAGGATCCGGCGACGGCTCAATCGTGATGCCGAAACGCGGCGCGAGCCACGCGCAAAGGCACAGCGTCACATCGCCGATGTCTTCGTCTCGCAACGGCGCGAGATTGGTCAGGTTCGACTGCGCCTGCGGGTACCAGCCCAGCGACCACCCGTCACGCTGCTGCGTGAGGATGTTGTCGTTCATAGTGCTGATACCGGTGGCCGACTGCGAAGGAGAGGGCTGCTTGCCATCAGCTACGACGCCGATCAAATTGAACGCGTCGGTAACGATCTGCTGATTGGTCTTGGTCACGCCATCTCCGTAAAAATTAGGGCGTGTCTGTCCACGCTGTCTCGACTCCCCGAAGGGTTAAGTCCGGCTGCCAATGCCGGTGCGCGCAATCTGGGTGAGGGCAGTTGCGCGTTCTTCTTGTCTTACTGCACGCGAATCCACGTGCGCGGATTGGCACCCTTGAGGATGTCACCGAACAGGGAATAGCGGTACCCGACACGCGTGTTGGCCACGAGCGCCGTCACCGCGCCGACGATGGAGTCGCCGGTGTTCGCGGACAAGGTCAGCGCCGTCTGGGTCTGCGTCGAGCTGATCTCGGCGAGCGTACCGTCGGGCGGGTTGAGGGGGAGCGTGACCGTGCCGGTCGCGAGCGTGCCGGCCGGGTTCAGTACGAGCTTTGCGGTCTGCATCGCGATGGTGAACGCCGTCAGCGGCACGTAGAAGTCAAACGGCTCAGCGACCACGTCACTGTGGCCATAGCCGACTTGAATGGCTGTCATGTAGAAAAAATCCTCGAATGAAGTTCGAGCCCGGGTGTTATCCCGGGCTCAGGTGCCTTACTGCGGCAGTTCGATGTTGCGGACGGCCAGCTCGGGGTAAGCGAGCACGGCGCCGACAATCGAGTCCAGACGCGCCGGGAGCACGTCGTTGGACGGATCCCACTGCTGGGCGAAGCGGATGTTGTAGCCCTCGAAGGACTCCGCGGCCGTCATCTTCACGAGCGGCGACAGATCCAGCATTGGCGGGTTCGCAAACACCACAGCGTCGCGGTACCAGCCCAAGGACTGCTTGATCAGCTGCCCCGAGATGGCAGACAGCGCGGCAGAGCCGGTCTGACCCCAGACGTAGATCGCAGCGCCGGTGGCCGGCACAGAGTCCACGTTCTGATACGCACCGCCGGTGATGATGCCCGGAGCGATGGGGATCGCGATGGAGCCCGTCGTGTCCGAGATCGTCGAGGTCACGACGAACTGCTTCAGACGGCCCAGAGACGCCTTCGACTCCGGATCCACTTCGTTGACGCCCGCGATGCTGATCACATCGCCCGCGGTCAGGGTCGTGCCGCCGGAGGTCCAGCCGTTGGTGTTCAGGGTGAACGTCGCAACGAACGCGTTGCCCGCGCCGGAGTTCGACTGACCAGCGCCGTTGACCACGGGGGTCGAGGAGGCGCCGAAGGTACCGATCACGTGGGTCGGCATCTTGGTGTTGCGGAAGCAGACGTAACCCGCGGCACGATCTGAGATCACACCTTCCAGCCACTCATCCGAGATGGTAGCCTGCGGATTGAACAGACCCTTGTTGTCACGCACGAAGAAGCGCGAGGTCTGCGGGGTCGCCGTGAAGGTCCGGCGGTCATCTTCGGGAGCCAGGGCCTCCGTCAGGAACTGCTCGTTCTGCAGCAGCTGGTCGTAGGTCGCCGTGGTGTTGTACGCACCGGTGAACTTCGGAACGCTATTGGTGAGCGAGGTCGTGATGAACTCGACGCCGGCCGCCAGACGCGCCAGACCCGGTTCGAGGATCTGCTCTTGGAAGCTGTTCAACTGCATCGCGCGCTCGACCGACGTGAAGTTGAAGTCGACGCCAACCTGCTGGTTGACCGTCAACGTCACGAAACGCTGGACCGAGTTCTGCGCGTTCATCGCCGGGCCGGTACGCAGGGTGTACTGGAACGGGAGACGGATCGAGAGCTGCTGACCGAGGATCACACCGTTGATCGGGCCGGGCAGCAGGCTCTGGTAGTCACGGTTCGTGCGACCCGTGAAGTTGCTCTTGGCGTGCAGCAGGACCAGTGCCTTGCGTGCGACCCATTGAGCGGTGATAAGTGAATTCGCCATTTAAGGAAAAACCTTCCGTTGTTATCGACCCCCGCGCTGTGAAACCACTCGTGTGAATTCCGCGCGGCGGGCCTGTTTCTTCTCCCGGTGCTGCCTTGCGAATTCATCCATCCCCATGTTCGGGTCTGTTTCATCGCGTGCGGCGGGCCTGCCGGCGGCCTTGATGGCGGTCGGCGGCGGGGGAGCGTTTGAGAGGGACTTCGGTTTGGCGCCATTCGCTGGCGCCGCAGGAGTCTTCTTTGCTGGGGTCGTGGGCTTGGTAGATGCCTTGGAAGCTTTCACTTCCGCGCTGATCTCCCCGAGTCGCAGCAACTGTTCTGCCACCGGCAGCTTTGCGACCTCGATGGCCAAGTCAGGGTTCTGTCCGAAGTGATACATGATATCGGCGGACAAAGGCGACTTGACCAACGCGGCCGAAGCTTCCTTCGACAACTGGTTGGCGTTGAGCACCGGGTTCTTCAGCACCACTGTCTCGAAGTCCGCGTGATCCGCAGCGAACGTAGTCAGGCGCTCGTTGAAAGCGTCGACGGTCTTCTGCGTGTCAGACTTCTGCGTGGTTTCTCGGAGCGTCTCTGCGGCGGCCTTGCGGGACTCGCTGCGGATCCACTCCTGCATCTTTACTTCGAGTTTGTCGGCGTCGAACCCAATGTCCTCGTCTTCTAGACGTGGCATGCGGCTGGGTTTCTCGGCCGGAGGAGCGACTGGAGCAGGGGCCGCCTTCGTGTCGCGAGCTTTCAACAGCTCGCGCAGTTCGGTGGCTTCCTTCTCTCGTAGCTTTCCATACTCTTTGTAGCCCTCGTTCAGATCGAGGAGTTCCTGTATGCGTGCCGCGGCAGATCCCTTCTTCGGCGCCGGGGTAGCAGCTGGCGCCTCATCGCCTGCTGCAGCCTCTTCACCTTCGACGGTCTCTGATTCATCGCCGGGCTCGACGACTGCGGTGGACGGGTCCGCATTTTCGTCCGAAGTCCCATCTTCCGAAACGGTCGGATCCGTGTTTCCCTCATCGCCTGATGGGTCAGCGACTTCGGTTGCCGTCTCTTCCGCGGACGGCGTTACGATATTCAGTGGCTTCTCGGTCGGCGGAACGTTGTCCGGCACAACCTTCGCAGGCTGGGCTTCATACGCGTCGAGGCTGTCACGTGAGAACGTGCTTTCAATAGTCATTTCAATCTCCAAAAGTGTTTACATGGCATATCGCTGCCACGAGGCGTCTGTCTCACCAGATCGAACTTACTTAGCTGCGCTCTTCGGTTTCTTCGGCATCATCTTTGCCGTCTTCACTTTCACCGCGCCGAGTTCTTTAGCGTGCGCCAGCGCCTGAGCATGCTTCTCGGTCTGGTGCCTCAACGCCTGCTGATGCTTCTCATCAGCCTGCTGCAAGGTCTGCGCGTGACTGTGCGCGGCCTTGCTTATTTCCAGCGCGTGAGCCTGCGACTGCGCGCCCATATCGAGCACGTGCTGCTGGCCCTGCTGCTGTAGATCCTGTTGACCTTCAGCCTGCTGTTGCTGCAAGTCCTGCTGGCCCTGCGCCTGTTGCTGCTGGAGGTCTGCCGCGTTCGCCTGGGCCTCTGCCTGTGCGGCGGCGCCATCCTGACCAATCTCGTGGGCGGTCTTCAGGTTGCCGAGATGCTGCGAGGCAGTCTTAAGCGCGAGGTGCTCGGTCTCTAGCGGGCCGTTTTGCGCGCGCGTGGCCGCGGTCTTCGCGTCGGCCCCCATCTTTGCGACCTTGGACTGCAGCAGCTGGGTGTTCAAACTCTTCACCGGGTCCGGCGGCGGGATACCCGCAGCCTTCTCGGCCTCTGTCGGCTTGATGATCCCCTGCTGGATGAGCGGGATCCGCAACCGGCGCGCCATCTCCTGTGCGTCCGGCGTGTCGATGTTCTTGGCCAGAAGATCCGGGCAGAACTGAGCGACGGCCGGGATGCTCGCGGCGGCGTCGATCAACGTGGCCAGGGTCTCCTGGCGCGCGGTCTGGAAGCTGGGGCCAATGCAAACGGTGACGTCGTACGCGCCACGTTTCAGATCGTTGATAATGACTTCGCGGCCGTCATCGCCCTGATGGGGATGATTCAACGCGATCAGCTTCTCCGTGTCGTCGACGCCGATGATGCGCTCGACCCGCTGCGAGTCGTACACCGTCGGGATCATGTCGATCATCATCTCCCACGTCAGCTGCAGGGCGGCCTGATAGCCGTCCACAAACTCGTAGGTGCCGAGATCCGACCGCTTCGTGTGCTGGACGAGCGCTTTACCGGAGACGCGGTTCATGTCCTCGGCGTTGCCGAGCGCGGGGTCGAAGAACCCAATCGTCGCCTGAATATCGCTGATCGCCATCTGCGCGAGTGCGAGCGCGCCTTGTGGCACGTCGAGCGGTGGCTCGCGATACGGCATGCCGTTGTTCGGCGCCTTCGGATCCACGTTGTACGCAAGGTATGGCCGGGACTCGACGTTCGCCTGCGCCCACATACCCTCGTAGCCTTTGATCATGGTCTCGGTGACCATGTACGGAGCTTTCGGGAGCAGGGCGCTGCGCTCGATGGTGTCAGAGGCGCGACTGTTGTAGCTGCGCTGCGCGTCCTTCGCGTGACGGATCAAGGACTGGAACTTCTTCCGGCCCTCAATGTTGATGTAGCGACCCGGGCAACGGACGACAGGAATGCGCTTCCAGTCGTACATGTGCGGGCCTTCAAGGATGTTGGATCCGTCGACCTTGGCCCATAGCACGCGCCATTTGACGGTGCGTCGAATGCGAGGCTTGCCCGCCTTGTCCTTGGCGATGCGGATCACGCCGTTGCGTTCTGCCGTGATCTCGTGCTCGTCAAACTTGTCTTCGACAGACTTCAGTTCGTCGTCGTAGTCTTTGACGGTGCCGTCCGTCATCTGCGCGATCCACTTCTCCGTGGGGACGCGCTCGAAGTATTCCGCGATACGCACTTCACGGTCCGTGAACCAGCCGTAGCTGTCGCGCGAGACATTGAAGCTGACGCCGTCCTGATCGCGGTACAACGCCTTGTAGACGTCTTCATCGATCCGCTCAGCGATGAGCGCCTTGTTCGCGTCCCCTCCGCAGGCGTCTGCGCATTGCGGATCCCACACGACGG